TTCGGTCGATGAGCTCTACTGTTGAGATAGCGCGGCCTTTGAAAGGCTGAACAGAAATAGAAAGAAATGTTGCTGAAAGTGATGATTCTGTAATTGCATCGTTTTCATTGATTGGCAACACAGTTGGCACAGCGGTGACTTTTGGCAATTCAAAGGTCATACCTTCTGCCACTAAAGTTTCACGGCTAATACCATCAATTGTGCCGCGATCTGCATTTGCAAGTGCATTGATAACCTGTGTGCTTTGTGGTGTTGGAATCATGCCGGGTGCGGTTGATGTTGTGTTATCAGCTGCCTTTACATATTGGCGTGAATCTTCATCATGCAAAACGCTCGCGCGTAGGTAGTGCTCAAGATATGAAACCTTGTCCACAATTGGTGAGCGTGGTGCTGTGTAGTAAGCCGGGCGTGATGCCTGAACAGGTGCGGTGACTTCTGGAGCTGCTACCGGTTCAACGGCAGGAGCGGCTTGTTCGGTAGTGTTTTCCACTTTGTCTCCTTCATTTTGGTTTGTTGTATCTGTAACTGTTTCAGTTTCAGAATCCTCTGATGCGGCTACCTCAGAAACGCGTGCAGATCGCACCGCCGGTTCAGTAACCAAAGCGACAGCTGTGAGCTGCCCATTGAGCACCTTCATGGTGCCATCTTTTTGCATTTCGTAATTGTCCACAGCCAACTCAATTGAAAATCCATCGCGTAAGCCTTCCATTGCTTCTGTAAGTGCATCGGTTCCGGCTGTTGTGTTAGCAATTTTGAAAGTCGCTGTCATTTCTTTGTCATTTACAGACATTGCAACGCTGCGCCCAATTCTGCGAGTGTTGTCATGTTCAAGGTTTAAGAAAACATCATTTGGCTGGATTGATCCACGGGCAAAAACAACTTTGCCGGTTGATGCATTTGCGTGTTCGTTAAACGCAACGATGCGGCCGGTGATTGTTCGTGAATCCGAATCAGCTGCCGTGATTTGCATTGGTGTTGTTAGCTTCATGAGATCATGTCCTCCATTTGTCTGATTTCTTGAGTCGTGATTGCTCCGATGTCAAATAAAATTTTGTAAATCTCTGCACGCTCTTTTTCTGATCCGCGCAAGTACGCCTTCAAATCAAATTCCACGCGCTGTGTTGATGGGGTGAAATCTGGCATTGAAAGTCTTGAGGATATGCTGTTCATCAATGGGAGCAGCGAGAAATCTAAAAGAGTTTGACGCGCCGTCTGGGCGTTTTGATAGGTCATGGATGATCCAGTCGGCGCATCAATAAAGTAGGCCGGAATTCCCACGGCTCGTGCAAGTTCGGTTGCAATGATTTCGCGTGCAGCATTAAGTCCAATTTGCTCCGGTGTAAATCCAACTGTTGTCAATTCAACATCTGCATTGAGAAATGCCGTGCCGCGATTTCTACGAGCTGCGCCCCATGCATCAAGCAATTTTGCAATGCGATCAGCTGGTAAGGCTGTGCCATTTGATTTCAAAACCATTGATGGCACCGGTTCGCGTGCATACATCACGGCAGCTCTTTCAAGCTCTGCACCTGCACGGATTGTGCGACCTGCGCGATTCAACAAACCTTCATCATTGCCATAAAACACAACAAGTGATCCGACACCAGACATTGGCACACGCGATCCATCGACTGTGTAATACTCAATTTGAGTTCCAATTGAATTTAAGAAAACACCAACACGATTTGGAGCAACGCGCCACATTTGGCGCACGCGGCCGGTGTCGGCAAATAGATCAATCACCTGAAAATAACTGAACCCCGTAAAAAGTAAATCCTCACACGCCCACACCCATGATGCGGCTCCTGGTACTCGCTTATCCGGATCAGAAATCACAACAGGTTGATCAATGATTTGTCCGGTGGTTTTGTCACGAGTGACTAACGGAATTGTTGCAATTGAATTGCAAATCATATTTCGTGCACGAGCAATTGCCGGCACACTCATTGCTTCCTCACGGCTTGCAAGATAATCAGCTCCACCAAATGGAAAAAATGCATCAAGTGTTGGAGCCGGGCCGATCTGTGCAGCTATATCAGCACCACGCGATGGCGCGACTGTTTCAATGGTGCGCTTTCGATCAAATAATCCCATGAGAGCATTTTCTCAAAATGTCAAGCATCAACCCACTAAAATGTCTATTTCCGTTTCTGGGCGTGTCGCAAAGTGTGTGACCAATGCTGATGCTACGGCGGCACAAACCGCCGATTGACTTGCACGTCTTCCAATGACCCAGCCGCCATCGCCACGGCGCAATTGCACAGCTGAAAGGATTTGCTCTGTGAGTGAGGCTTGATTTCGGTGCTTGAGCCTGCCGCTGTTAATTGCTCCCAAAAGCTCATCACAACTTTGTGGGTAATCGCTGTCCATGTCATGGATTGGAATACCTGCCGGCTGTAATCGAGCTGCAACCGCTCCGGATGTTCTACGGCTGTACAACAAATACTCAATCGGATATTTGCGGCAATAGCTTGCCGCATCATTGGCAATTGCCCGATCATCAAGCTGGATCGTGTTTTCCCATGTATGCAACAGCTTCACAACAAAGCTCTCATTTTCAAGCTTTTGAGCTGCTACCAATGCAGCGTGCTTTCGATCCGGTGAAATGTCGATGGCCATCCATGTAAGTTTCTCGTCATCAAGATCAACAGTTTCATCGCCACACTCTTGCCACTCTTTGGCTCCGACCACACTAGAGATTGTCTGCACAAATCTGCACAAAACCTCTGTCATGATAATTTCGGGAGGATCATTGAGAATCGCCCGGAGATTGTCCGGGTGCATCGTTATTCCTAAAGCTGGATTACATGAAGCTGCATTTTCAAATGAGATTTCGTCTGTGGGAGCAGACCACTCAAACCATCCAATGTCATCATCGGCACCCGATGCAGCTGCCAAGCCTCTTTCGCGTAGCATTTGTAAAACTACCGAGTGCGAGTCTCCGGCATTTGTAAAGCCATTGACTTGAGGATTTTTTGCGGCCATCAGAGCAAAACGCAATGAGGCAAAAGATTCCAGATCGTGCATTTCGCGGATTTCGTCTAAATGCACAGTTGTGGGTGAAGCACCGCGAGCAGCTGAGCCGCCGGCTTTAATCAAAAATCGTGATCCATTAAGCAATTGGATTTCTTCGGCTCCATGTTGCCAGCGGATGCGCTTTACTTGAGCTGAAAGATCGGCGTGTTTTTCAATCATGGAGACAAGCTGCCGAAATTGCTCAAGAGATGTGACCAGCCGGTGAGCCGATGCAATCTGCAAGGATTCGTTCCACTCGAACATGCCCATCGCAATACGAGCGAGCATGTATGTGGATTTACCTTGTTGGCGCGGAAGCATGGCAATTGAAATTGGGTGCTTCCATCTCCCATCACTTTTGACTTTCAAGGATTGCTCGGCCAGCCACTTTTGCCATGGCATAAAGCCGCCATCGATAAATCTGTCAGCAAAATCGATCAGTTCAAGGCCACGCGTGGGCAAATCATTGAGCGGTGAGTGGATTCGTGGAGCTGATACCGGCGAAAAAACCGATGTGAGCCGATCTGAGCCTGTTTCAACCGCATGGGGGTCAATGATGACCTGATCATCACTAATCATGACTTATCGATTCGTTTTGGGGTACAAATAGCCCATGGAGAGTCGGGGGTGTTCCGTCCGCCTCAAAAAAACGACCGCCTTTGCTCAAATTGCACTTTTGGCATAATTGCCTCAAATTCCAGATTTCATCGCCTCCACCCAATCTTTTGGGAATCACATGATCAATGTGCATTTGGCCTTCGGATTGACCACACATCTGGCAGCATCCATCACGCTTCAACACAGCTTCTCTAATCTTACGCCAACGGCTTGTGCTTCCACCTTTCCAAGCTCTTGACATCAATGCCACCCATGCTTGCGCCAATGTGCCAAAGCACCATTGCATATCTTGCCAGAATAGCGATGATCGATATATCTCAAAGTCCAGTCAATCATGCGATAACCATCAAGGTTTCGATACTTTGTGTTACGCATCTGGCCTAACCCAAAGTGATTGCCATTGGGATTGATTGCCTCCACACGCCAATTGCTTTCCTTTGTAATCAATGTGTTAAAGCATTGGAATTCTTTGTAGTTCACAATCCTTGAGTGTGCATAAAGCTTCAATGAATCAATCGATGGTTTTTTTGTTGCATCTTGTGTGGCACTTGCCGGTGTTGTGAATACAACACATAGCCCGGCCAATAGCGCCAAGCATCGCTTGCGAGCTATCCGCCTCAGCGGCTCGCCCACGAGCATGGAGCGTACCGAAGCACGCAAATACATTGCAACATTGAGCGTGCTCTTGGGCGTTGCGCACAGCCTGTGGATGAAGCCTGTGGATAACTTAATCATGACTTACCCCATCCAGTACCTTTGAATACAGCTCCAACATTGCTCCAAATGCGTGTCATTGGAATCGCACAAGCCATGCAATTGCCAGCATCAACATCACCATCGGCATCGATTGATCGATTGATGATTG